TAAATAATCTATATATCTATAAAATCTTGAAATATCTAATTTATTTATTTCATAATTATCATTATCAAACAGTTTTATAATATCTTCTATGCTATGTTTTTTTCTTAAACTCATAAAATATGAAAATAAATCTTTTTTATCCATATTTAATTGTTTACAAAGGTCCTGAAAAAATAAACTATTATTATATTCAGTTGAATATTTAGTTAAAACTTTTGTAAACCTAACTTTACTTGGATTATATTTGCTTTTTTTATATTTTTTCTTTAATTCTTTATGTAATAAATAATTATTGTAAAAAGTTTTTATCAAAGAACTCATTTCATTAAATATCCATATCTGTTTTTGAAATGTTATTCTGTCAATATAGTCTGAAAAGCATATATTCTCTAATACATCAAGATAAAACTTAATAGTAACATCTTTGTTATTATCTTGAAATAAATCTATAATATTTTCATGAAATAGTAGCGCAACACTTGTTCTATCGGTTTCATTCATTAATAATGAATGTTCGTTTATTTTATAATTATTGTTTAATAGTTTTTTTGTTATTTCTTTTGTATCTTCGTTGTAATTCTTTTTTTGAAAAAGATTTTGAATCAGTTGGTTTTTCAATATATTTTGGTGTGTATTATAAATATCATATGTTGATTTCAATTTTCTTAGATCGCCCTGTATAAATTCTATTATATTTGTAATTAATGAATTATCTATTTTTGGCATCAATAAATCTATTAATTTTTTCACATTATCATTTGATGGCTTTTTTAATTCTACAGTAGTACATATTTTCATCATTTCTCTTATTTTTTTATCTATGTGATAATTGCCTATACAAATTATAGGTGTCATTGTTATTTGTTCTTTTTTTTGTTTTTTAGTTTTCTTTGGTCTTATTAATTTTATTAATGAATTTATACCTCCTTTATCACCAGAATTCATACCATCTATTTCATCCATAACGATTGCTATATTTTTTATTTCCTTCTTGAACATTGAAATGATATTCTTATCAGACATGTTATGTTTTGTAATTGTTTCAATAATGCTTTTATTTCTTACATCACCGGCATCAAACTTTATAACATCATAATTTAAATCTTCTAATATTTTCTCTATAAACATTGTCTTACCTGAACCTGGAGAACCATAAACATATATACCTCTTTTAGTCAATAAATTTGACTTGTTATTTTCAAAATATGTTAACGCTTCTTTTATTATTTTTTCTTCTTCTAATCGATTTAATATTTTATTTATATTCAATTGTTCCATTTATAAATTACTATTCTACGTTATCTTTATTAATTAAATTAAATATAATCTTTTATTTTTTGTAAGCATTTGTTAGATTTACATTCAATACAATAAAACGAATAAAATAATAGTTTAGATTTATAATTAAAATTTTTATATCTTGTTTTTTTAATTTTACGCCATTGTTTCATATTATTTTTCAAAACAAATCCAAATACATAATACATGTCATTTTTTATCAAACGCCTTACATATGTATCAAAAGAAAATCGTCTATTTAATTTTAAATGATTACCATAAATCGTATTATTTAAATTTTCGAAATGTTCATTATTATATTTATTATAATTTTCACAAGATAACAAACATTTTACATGAAGAGGAATATAATCATAAATAATACTTAATAATTCTTCTGGTAAAGTATCCATACTATTAATTATAAATAATACATTTATAATTAATTATTTAACATGTTCCTTTAACATTTGTTAGCCCATCCCATTCTATTTCACATTGCTTAGCAAAATTACATCTTTCTTTTCTACCCTTCATACCCTGATACTTTTTAGCGGAAAAATTATGTTCACCCGCACAGGTTCCATTTCCTAAACCAGGTCTATTCTCGCATTTTTGTCCGCCTTTGTTAATCCAATAATCTGGACATGGTGGGACTTCAGGTGGATACAATTGATTTTCTTTGAATTTAGCCATCATTAGTGCCATTAGTGCCATCATAATTAAAAAAATTACAAGAGCAACATGAGCGACTTGTTTTTGAAATGCTCCGTCTGCCATATATTAATTATCAAGATAATTTATTTTTAATTATCATTATTTTATCTCTATTACTAATATAATGAATAACGGTAGAGTTAATATTATGGGTCCTAATCATTCTGAAATATTTAAACTATATGAACAAGTTCCTCTTAATAATGAATCCACTTCATACAAAGATGCTATGGCTGGTAATTGGCAATCCACAGTATTGTCTGAAGCATTCTTTTCTGCTGAAAATATTAGGATCATACAAAATGCTATAAAAGCAGCTGTTTATCATATGTCTAAAACAATGTATGTTATTGGTGACCAAAATGAAGATACTTTAAAAATAATAATGAGAAGCACATTTTTACAGTATTCTTCTAATAAACCGCATCGTATAACAGAACAAATTGTTGCTTTGAATAAACTTGTCGTCGATTATTGTGCTCCACAAATATTAAGTGAAGCAAAAGCATATACAAGATACAAACATGATGTCAGTACAATCGCAACACCTATGGAAAGACCTAAATCAACTATGCATACCAATACATTATACTTTAAAGGTTGGTTCTAATACACATAAATTAAAAAATTTATATTTATGTTTATTTATTTAAGCTTTAATCTTCTTCTTTTTCTTAGTTTTCTTTTTAGATTTTCCATCTCCCACCAATCTATCTCTTCTCTCAATACAATATTTATCATAAACTTTTTCAAATTCATCTAAGTCTTCTAACCATAATTCTTGTATAGACGTTTTGTTTAACTTTTTATATTCTTGCAATTTTATTTCCTTATCTTTAATTAATTTAGCAATATTCTCTTCTTCTAAACTATCAATCGTCATAGTTCTTAGATATTTATATTCTTCGTCACCATCAATAACAGTATAATTTCTTGACTTCAACAATTCGATAACGTCGCTCTTCTTTTTCTTTCTCAAATCAATAACTTCTTCACACTGTTCTTTAATAAATCTTGCTTTATTTGATAATATAGCTATAGCCCTTGATAATATTTTCAACAAATATGCTTTTCTATCCTTATAACCATTCAATCGAATAGGATAATACTTTTTAATGATATCTTCTACAGTATAATACTTATGTAATTGCTGTTTTTCATCAAACAAATACATATTACTTGTAGTCCTACTTGTAGTAAGTTTCAACACTTTTTCTAACATATTTATATTTTTATCCACTTTCTTAGTTAACAAATCAGATAATACTCCAGGAACAAATTTAATTTTGAAATCTATCAAGGCATCAGTGCTGTCATCTTGAATATTTCTTATGACTGCTTTCTTCTTTTTATCATCCATTAATTTCTCCAAATCTTCTTTGAAATTATCCGTCCAATATCCAACTGGAAGTTCTGTTATTTGTATTGTGTCCGATGATATAATTTTATATTTGCCTTTAAACAAATATTTCAAATATTTCTTACCATCATCCTTATGAACAAATTCTGATTTAATAATCTCTCCTTGAAACCCTTCATAATATGGTTCTATTGATGGATATGTTGTTTCGCCCTTCAACATATTTCTAATATATTGACACAATGACTTGACATTGTAAGACATTACATCTTGACTAAAACCAGTTCCAATACCTTTACCACCATTTACTAATATCATTGGTAATATTGGTAAGTAGAAATCAGGTTCTACAGGTGTTCCATCATCATCTAAATAATTTAATACTTTATCGTCAGCTTCTGGAAATATATTCCTGGTTAGTTTATTCAACAGTGTAAATATATATCTTTCACTCGCGTGATCCTTTCCTCCAGCTAATCTGGTTCCAAATTGTCCATTAGGCATTAATACATTTATATTATTCGATCCCATAAACTCTTGTGCTAATTTTACAATAGCCATATTTAAACTCATCTCACCGTGATGATATGCTGAATGTTCGCTAACATAACCTGAAAATTGTGCTACTTTAATTTCTTTTGTCAAATTTCTTTTAAATGCCGCATATATTATTTTCCGTTGACTTGTTTTGAATCCATCAATTAAATTACAAATAGACCTCTCACAATCATACTTCGCAAAATGTATTAACTCTCTATCGATAAAATCTTCTACTGGACATTTCTTTTTTTCAATATCTAATCTCGCATCTTTATCATAACCACTCAACCAGTCTTTTCTGTCGTCTGCTCTGGTTTTATTAAATGCCTTATCAACAGCATCCTGTGATTCCTCGCCTGTAAAATTAAACATTATAAATTTCTTCTTGGCAAAATACTCTTTAAATTCTTTACCCGTGCTCGTTCCTAATCCTTTATAATACTTAATCTTCCATCCTTTACCATTATCATGTTCTTTCTTCCAATCTTCATATTGTTTCTCATTATAGAATGATTTCTCACTCTTACCTTTTGTTGCTTTAATAATTGGAGTATTCATATAACCCAGGAAATCATTCATTTGAAATAAATCATTCCATTGAGAACTAAACAAATTGATAGTCAATCCTTTAATATGATGTCCATCTAAATCCTGATCTGTTAATATCATTATCTTTCCATATCTCAATGTTTTCTTCATATCTTCTTTATTTTTAAATCTTTTACCTGTTTGTAATCCCATTATTTTTTTGATATTAGCAATTTCTGTATTGTTATTGATTTTTGATGTAGCAGCATCCAATGTGTTCAATAATTTCCCTTTTAATGGAAATATGCCAAACCAATTTCTATCTTCTTTCGACAATCCTGACATAACACCTGCCTTAGCTGAATCCCCTTCTGTCAAAATCAATGTACATTGCATAGAACTTGGACCACCTGCTTTTCCAGCATCAACCAATTTTGGTATACCTCTTATGCTCCTACTCTTTCTACCATCCGTTGATTTAGCTTGTTTCATCTGTTTCACTTCATTCAAACTAACAGCGGCATCCATTACACCCATTTTAGCCAATTTATCAATGGTTTTATCTGTGATTTCAAATTTTGAACCAAATTTGCTATAAGGTGTATTCATAAAATCTTTAGTTTGTGAATCAAACGCAGGATTTTCAATCATACAATTAACAAATACAATCAATTGTTCTTTTATAGTAGTGGCTTTAACTGTAACTTTCTTCTTTCTTTTAATATACTCAATCATTTTCTTACAAATCTGATTAACTATATAATCAACGTGCTTCCCTCCTTTTCCTGTATAAATACCATTAACAAAACTTACTTGTGAAAATTCATCCAATGGAGATAGACCAACAACGCATTCCCATCTATCACTATTCTGAAATACTCTTGGAGAATCTTCCTTATTTCCAATATACATATCCGCATATTGTTCAAATGATTTTAACTGTATTTCATTCCCTTGAATCTTTACTTTTAATGATTTCTCTGTTACTGCAGCAACATCAAATGCTCTCTTTCTCAACAAACTCCAAATGTCATCTGTCATACCATTCAAACCAAATTTCTCATAATCAGGTAACCATCTTACTTTAGTGTAAGGTTTTCCTGTATATTTTTCTATTTTTGGTTTATGAATTTTAGATAGATTTGCTTCTACTCGCTGTGTATATTTCAACTTTCGAATATGATCTACCGTTTCAATTTCACCCCACTTAGCAAATACAAATACCAATTTGATTCCAAATCCATTTTTACCACCTACTAATTTCTTTTCTTCATCGTCATAATTCGTAGATGTTCTCAAATGCATAAATATCATTTCAGGTATCCATAGCTTATCTTTAGGATGCATCGCAACGTCAATACCATTACCATCATTCATTATCTCGATTACATTGTCATTACAACTAACTTCAATATTTTTTACAAGATTTTTCTTTTTCTCTTTCGATAATTTCATTCTAATGTGATGATCACGAGCATTTACAATAGCTTCATCAAAACATTTATATAATCCTGGAACCCATTTAACTACTTTGTGTTCGAAAGCAGTATTGTCATCGTTTAATGCCCATGTTTCAAGGTCATCGGTTTCAATCGCACCAATATAAGTATCAGGTTTCTTTTGTATATGTTCTAAAGCAGTCATAGACTGATATTGTTTTGCAAGTTTATTACTCATGGTCGCCATTTATTACAATATCTGTATGTATTTATATCATTTCAATTTTATTATTAATATTCCTTCTCATATTAATAATAACCTAATAAGGACCAGAACCACCTTCTCCATCCCCATAATCCTCTTTTTTCCATTTCTAATTTTAGTCTTTCTTTAGCACCCTTCAATAAATGTTCTAATTGTTTTACCTCTTCGACTGTTTCCATTAATTGATTCCTCATTATAAAATTATTTATTATTTCTATATCTTCTTCTGGTTCCATCATATATTTACTTTAGAACAAAAAATTGCGTTTAATTATTTTCTACACAATTAATATAATGGTAAATAATGTTTACAACAAAGATGGCGCATCCATGGTTGGTGGTAAAAAATACAAAATCACTGTTGGATCGCGAAGAGAAGTGTGGAATGGTACTGCCTACAAAACCGGTTACGGTAAAAAAGGCTTGAAAAGAAGTGACTTGATCAAAAACAAACACGGACGCATTGTTTCAAGAAAGAAGCACGCCTATGGTAAAAGCAAAGGTCTTAAACAATTGCATGCCAAAGGTTATTTTACCAAGAAAGGACATTTTGGATCTATTAAAAAGGGTAAAACCGCTAAGAAAAGAAAGAGCAGAGGCAAAAGATGCAGACATAAATCTGGACCTAAAAAAGGTAAATACAAGAAATGTAAAACCAAGAAAAGACGTTAAATAATATTTGAAACCTATTAAATATTATTTTATATATTTTTATAATGGATATTAGTAATTGCGATGGTTTAGAATTTCTAAAAACATTAAAAAACAACAGTATTGACCTTGTATTAACAGACCCCCCTTATATTATATCGAAAGATTCTGGAATGAATAAATTTACAGAACAAGTAAAATCTATAGAAGAACAAGGAAAAAATGTAAAAACAGAAAAGGAATGGAATGATTATAAATTAAAAAATAAAATTAAAAGTGATAAGTACAAAGAAAATTATCTTAAATATGGCAACACATCAGGCAAAAAGTATGGTTATAAAACTGATTATGGAGATTGGGATAAAGAGTTCACTATGGAAAAATTGGAAGAATTTATAGAATTATTTTATAGAAAGTTGAGAAAGGGTGGAACATGCATTATTTTCTTTGATCTATGGAAATTAACTTCTTTAAAAATAGCAATGGAAAAATACAAATTTAAACAAATTAGATTTATAGAATGGATAAAAACTAATCCTATCCCATTAAATCAATCTGTCAATTATTTATCAAATACAAGAGAAATCGCTCTTCTTGGTGTTAAAGGTGGGAAACCTACTTTCAACTCTAAATATGATAAAGGTATTTATGAATACCCAATACAGAATGGTAAGGGTAGATTTCATCCCACACAAAAAAGCATCCCTTTATTTGAAGAACTGATAAAAAAGCACTCAAATGAAGGAGATATTGTTTTGGATACATTTTTGGGTGGAGGCACGACAGCAATAGCTTGTAAAAATACAAAAAGAAAATTCGTTGGATGCGAGATTAATAAAAGTTATTTTGAAAAAATAAAATTGATTTAAATATCTATATTTATAAATATTTAAATGACTGATTATCACTCAAAAGGACAATATTTCACTGAAGATATTAATCTACAAAATCATGTAGTTAATTTAATATTTAACATACCAAACAAAATATTAGAACCTTCTATTGGTAGAGGGGACCTTGTTTGTCGAGCAAATAAAAAATTTAAAAATATACCCATTGATATGTACGAAATAGATGAAGATATAGCTTTATTAGAAGGTATAAATAAAGATGATATTGTATATGGCGATTTTATGAATCAAAATATCAATATAAAATACGATACTATTATTGGGAATCCACCTTATGTTAAAACAAATAAAGGTAATTTATATGTGCTTTTCATAGATAAATGTTATCATCTATTGGAAAATAATGGTGAGTTAATATTTATTGTTCCAAGTGACTTTTTAAAACTAACAAGTGCTGTTAAAATAATAAAAGAGATGATGTTGAATGGAACTTTTACACATATTATACATCCCAACAAAGAAAATTTATTTAAAAATGCTAGTATTGATGTTATAGTTTTTAGATATTGTAAAAATAAATCATTGCCAAAAAAAACGTTACTGAACGATACTGTTAAGTATCTTATAAATACAGATGGATTAATTACATTTTCAGATTCACTTGAAACACAAGATCATTTATTTAAAGATTACTTTAAAGTAGCAGTTGGTATGGTCACAGGTAAAGAAAGCGTATATAAAAATGACGAATTAGGCAATATTCAACTATTAAATAAAAAAAATGTAAGGGATAATTATATTCTTATTAAAACCTTCCCAACGGGCAAAGAAAAATTAGATAATTATCTAGAAAACAATAAAGAAATATTAATCAATCGTAAAATAAAAAAGTTTGATGAAAGTAATTGGTTTGAATGGGGTGCCCCAAGAAATGTTAAATTAATAGAGGACAATATAGGTAAGGATTGTATTTATATATATAATCTTACAAGACAAGAAGAAGTTGCTTTTATTGATAAAGTGCAATATTTTGGTGGAGCACTATTAATGCTGTTACCAAAAGAAGAAATAGATTTAAAAAAAGTGGTTAGTTATTTGAATAGTGAGAGATTTAAGAAGAATTTTACTTACGCGGGTAGGTTTAAGATAGGTCATAGACAATTATCTAATAGCCTATTCTGTCATACTCATTAAAATCATAAAAGCTTGCGCTCTCTTTCTCGCACAATCGCGAAATAATCCAACAATAAAATCTGCTTTCTCTTCATCAGTTCTTTCGACAGTAATTATATTTTTTTTTAATTGTATTGGATTACTTGGGTTAGTAACGATAGAGGATGATGAAATATCAGTTAGAGAACAAAACACCGTTTTTTGTGGGCTATTCTTGTAATATATTAAATAATGATATGGCTTGGCGCATTTTTTTGGTTTTTCTTTTATAATTTTATTAGCCAAACTATTCCAGGTTGATTTTTGAGTGCTACCAAATAATACAAAATTAATTGTTTTTGGGCCACCACCATTAAAATTACCCGATTTTTGTGGGTTAACCATCTTAACGTTAATTGGAAATTCTATACCATCAATTACAACTGTAATATCTCCAAACTCACGATTACACCCTTTCTCTAAAAAGTGAATATTAGGAAATCTCTTTCTTATTTCATCTGTAACCGCATCTTCACATTTCAAAGATTCCAAACGACCATCCTCATCTCCAGTTAATGGTATTTTAATTGTGTCCAGCATTTCGCATATTTGCTTTCCAAGTGTGGCGATTTTTTGTTCTGTTGTTTGTGTACTCATGATTAAATCTTACTCGTATTTTCTTTTATTGATTTAGTCTTTTTAAAAAAATCAAATCATTTTTTCATGGCGATTTCAAGGCATTTTTAAAAATCCTTATAAAAATGAAGCATTTTTAGAAAAACTACGTTCTTGGGGTAAAAATATATAAATTTTTATTAACACATTTAAATAATTAATATTAATCATTTAATAATATTAATTACCAAAACTCTTTAAGAACCTTGTTATTTTTTAAATATTCTGAAGATATATTATTTTCCATATATTTTTCAAAATATTTCTTACTTACTATATTAGTAAAATTTTGACTCGCATAACTACAGTATAACTTATAGATTTCCAACATATTATGATTCTTCTCTTTTAACTTTTCTTTGGTGTTTTCTATAAATTTTTGAATATCATCATTTTTATTCCACAATTTACAATTTATGTTTAGCAAATTCTTTCCAACTATTTTTACTTCAGGAAAAAAATGCATTATAATATTCAATAGTTGATATTCATTCACCGTATTTTCTTTGTTACCATTTAACCATATAGTAAATAATTCATTTATCTCACTTATTTCATATTCTCCGTTTTTATCTTCTACAATTGTTTCTTTCCAAAAACTTCGACAATGTTTTATCCCTATTAGGTAATCACTCGTCATATTATGATAGTCTCCTATTTTAGAAAAGAAATCTTGTTTATACATTATCAAAGGCATATTTTTATTCTCACAGAAAATCTTCCATATGAAATATAATTCTTCTTGGGTCAAATGACCCTCATTACTTTCTTTTAAAAAATTATCTTGGAACTCTTTTACTATTTCATCTTGATTTTTATCTTTCAAATACAATACTTTCTTTTTTATATCTTTACACTGTTTTTCAATATAGTTTTCAGAACCATTATACCTGTTCGAATAGTGAACACCAACTATAAGTATGTTCAAAAAATTATTTTTTACAAAATTATTCCAATATGATATATTTCTAATACTTTTTTTAAATTTTATCAATCTACTCTTATTGTAACTATATCCTCTGTATTTGAATTTAAATTGACTCATTAGTTCCTCACCAAAATAATCATTATAATATACATTCAATTCAGTTAGAAACTCGCGCGATAATTCTGTAACATAATACAATAATTCATTATTAATTTTACAAACACTATCGCCAATAGCAGCTAAAAAATATTTTACTTCTTCTCTTGTTTTAAAAAACAATGGACAAAGAAATTCTATTATATTTTGTATTGTCAATGATTCGGGTATAGAATTAAATACATCGTTATTAATAACATTTCCTACTGCTCTTTGTGCTATATTATGTTTAAATTTACTTAATTTTGGATACTTGTGTGGGTTTAAATCTGTTATAATTTCGTGCCAAATATGATCTATACTACAAATATCATAATTAAGACCATTATATTTTATTATTATATTTTCATCGTTTCTTCCAACACATGAATAATACTTATTGTTATTCTTATAAAAAAACGTTGAAATATATTCTACAATTTTATCCTCTATTTCTTGTTTTTCTTTTTTTTCTTCTTCATACATATCCATCATATCATTTATGTCTTCTGTAACATAAGTTTTTAACCGCGTTAAACCTTCACTGTCATTCTCGTAACGTTTGTATAAAGCTGTGATATTTTCTATTAATTCGTTCATTTATTAATATTAAAATATTGTATTTATGTTATTTTTTAATTTTTATTTCTATTTAAACACATAAATATTTATTAGGTTATATATGGCTTCTGTTGCAAATAACAGCGAGGGTAAAGTCCTTGAAATTAAAACAGTTCAAATCGCGCCTTTTCGCACATTAATGACAGCATTAAAAGATATATTATTGGAAACTAATATTACGTTTAAACCCGATGGTATTCGTATTATTAATATGGATAAATCTCATACTATCTTGGCTCACTTGTTTCTTGATGCTACCAAATTTGAATATTATTATTGTAAATACCCAAAGATTATTATTGGCGTAAACATGTTTCACCTATTTAAACTTATTAATACTATTGATAATGATGATACATTGACTATTTATATTGATGAAAATGAATATACTGATGGTATTGTTGATAATTTGGGTCTTCGTTTTGAAAATGGCGATATTCGTCAATTGAAAGATCAAAAATTGAAACTAATTGAACCAGATGAAGAAGAACTTGAATTGCCCGATGTTAAGTTCTCATCTGTTATTAATCTTCCTGCTTCTGACTTCCAGAAAATTATTAGAGATTTGTCTAATATTTCTGATAGACTTGAAATCAAATCTGCCGGTCAGGAGTTGATCTTCGAATGCCAAGGTTCTTGGGCCAAGGCGAAAATCATTAGATCGGAGTGCGATGGCAACATGGAATTCCAACATAAGCCGGATGAAAACAAGGTCATCCAGGGTGAATTCAGCTTAAAAAATCTTAGCTATTTCATCAAATGCACCAACTTATGCTCTTGTATCGAAGTGTACCTTGAAAATGATTTACCCCTCATCGTTCGCTATGCTGTAGCCAGCTTAGGTAGTATTAAATTAGCCTTAGCGCCATTACCAAGTTCATAATAAAATTAAAAAAATTTATTTAATTTTATTTATTCATAATATCCTGGTTAATGATAAATTTATTTTTTATAAAATCTGTATCGATTATAGTTAATTCTTTTTTATTATCAAAAATCCACCATTCAAAAGCATATCCTTTATTAATAACGCATTCAGCTTTTTTAATGTTTTTTTTTATATCAAGTTGATGGGTCCATACTGATTTGACTTCTATTATTTTATTATTTCTCAAAAATGGTATATCTGGAAAATAGACCTTATGTTTATTATTAAGCATATATTTAAATATTAAGTTTTTAAATTGGTCATCATTATAATCGTTATATGTATAATTAAATTTATCTTCCAATATTTTTAACGCATAAATCTCATCCCCTTGACAATGAATACTTTCTTTTGTTTTAAAGCTATATATTTTTCTTACATATCTGTTTGAAATCATTTTATCATGAAATTCTTGAAGTTGTGCCACATATGGCGAACCATATCTTTCTGTATTCGTATTTTCTCGTTTTTCGTTAATTCTCTCTTGTTGCTCCGGGGTTCGTTTAGATGCGGTTTTTATCTGCTTTTGTATTTGAATTTCTTTATAATTATTACCAAATCTTTTAATATTCGTATCCTTTTGTTTCTTTTTTATCTCATCACCATTATCTTTCCATGCTTTTTTCATACGCATCGAAATACTATTACGTATTCTCTCTTGTTGCTCCGGGGTTCGTTTAGATACGGTTTCTTTATTTTTTTGAGAATTGTTATAATTTTCATTTCCGTATTTATTTTTTTTTGTAATTTTTCTTTTTTTAACTGCGATTACAACATTACAATTTTTGCAATGACAGTTATTTATAGCGCTAAGCACTCCCTTTTCAAATGTATTTCCACAATAACATATACCTTTCACTCTCATTGTGTGTAAAATTTTTTTTATTTCATTAATATTTATTTCATTAATCTTTATAATTTTTGCTCCATCTTTTTTCTCTTGAATTCTTAAGTCTTTTAACCAATCACGTTTTGGCATATTAATTTAAATAGAAAGTTGTATTTAAATTAATTGCATAATACTTTATCCAAGCTCAGATAGGAACTCAAATAAAAGCTGGACTTGGGCGGTGGAATTAAAAAATTTATTTAATTTTATTTATAATTTTCAGCAACCATTTTACAATTTTTTATAAAATCTTCATTTGAACTATCCCCTTTCATGATATTAAATATACAACATACTAATTGTATTTCTCCTTCTACATAATTTCCGTTTTTACTATCTATTCTATCAATAGATAATAACATAGGGGATCCCTTTTTCCAATTCATTTTCTTACCACTTAAAACACAAATACCTTTTTGTTTTTCCCATAAATCAAGTATATAATCAACGGTTAAATTTAATTTAATTCTACCTTTTTTTACTCTTACATCGTGTTTCTTTCTCACAAGAAGACATTTAACATATTTTTTTAAAGACCATTCTTCTCTCGTTGGTCCTTTGGATTTTTTTGGCAAAATACCGCATTCTCTCCTCTTCTTTCTCATCTTTTCTATTATTTTTTCTTTATTTTTTTCATAATAACTTGGCTTGTCTATTTTTTTATATAACCTCCATCTTTTTTGTATAATACGAACTGATTTTAATTTATACCATTTACTTTTCTTTTCATATACGTTTTTCTGTTTATGAGGATTGCGATATTTTTTTCCATCCCATTTTCGAACACTACCGTCTTTAAATATATAACACATATCTTTCTTTTTTTTATCACGAGTCTTTTGATATGGATTTATAAAAGAACCCTCTTCTGCGTTTTTAATCTTGTTTGCCAACCCTTCATGAAACATTTTTGCTATTTTAGTTAATTTAATTTCAAAAATATCCGCAAATCATTTCAATTTTATAGCTTGATAGGAACTAAGAACGAAGCTGGACTTGGGCGGTGGAAAGATTAAAAAAGTTATTTAATTTTATTTATTATTTTTTATTTTTATTTATTGAAGGGAAATATTTGTTCACTATTGTATCTATGTATTTACTCTCGTTTTTCTGACAAATTTCATTATATAATTCAACATTTACTAATTTTGGTTTGGAACCAGCACTTTCATATGATACAACTTTATGATATTCTTCGTTAGTCGGTATGATTTCATTAAACGCATCAATATAATCCTTATTTTCAGGTTGGTAATAAATTTTTAAATCATCATTTCCTCTTTTAACATTAATATGATGAAATGTTGGAAATGTATTACCAGGACGGTCTAAATCAATTACACCCTCGTGTGTCGTAGAGTGTGGAAATATATGTTCAACACTAAATACGTTGTTAACCACATCTATAGGGGCTTTTTTCATAAATACGAGACTATGAAGTAGTCTGTATCCAGCATTCCATTTAGTGCGATTCCTTTTTGGTCCAGGATTATTAGATTGACGGACAAAATATTCAACCAGATTACGGAATTTCTCTTCTGTGATCATGTCATCCACTTTATTAATAATATCATCTGTGTCATCCCACAACCCAACCCAATGACCTGATACGGCCAACGGATTATCCACGTTAAAACGTTTTTTATCCTGAGTATTCTTAACGAGACTCGTTAATAGATTGTAAACAATAGCTATCTTTAATTTTAATTTTATATCTTTTTCATCCATTTCAGTATTTCTCCTATTCTTAATACACTTATATAAAACTAATAATCTATTGTCGCCCATCCTATACATCCAATTTTTTGATTTAGCATCATACAACGCATTTGTAATGTTAGTAGGTGCTATATCTAACAATGTTTCTTTTATCAAATCCATAGTATAAGTCACTTCTTCACAGAACTTTTCCATATTCTCATCAGTGCAAATATTTGGTTTTATTCCTTGTCCTAAGTCATCGACATTATATGAACACTCATAAAATTTCATTATTAAAGGATAACCTTTTCCGTCCTCTTTTGTTTCGTATCTTTCAATTATACCACATTCATCATCTTGAGTAAATTTCGTATCATTTACTACTTTATTAGTTAGTGCTACCATTATATCAAATGGATTAAATTGATAAGTAGATGGGTCAATGCTATATTGTTCTAACACCTCCCAAATCTTATTACGACCATCGTAATATTTTTCTACGTATGGTAACAATTTATATTTGTACTGATTGGACAATTCAATCATTACAAATCTTAGAGTAGATGATAACTGTGCGCCTATAGATAATCCAGAGGTATATTTATTCATATCCTTAAAATTCTGGTTCAATTCCTTCTTGTTATATCCTCTAAATATATTAAATGGAATTTTAATGTCATCCATGAAATTAATAGGCACCTTTTTAGAAACAACCTTGCCATTTTTTCTCTGTGTTTCTTCTTTATACCCAAACAACTTCTTCCAATTCATAATAGTTTTCTTTAATTTTATCCATTTTTTTTGATTTTTTTCCAATATTGAAAGTAATTTTTTATCATCATCATCATCTCCATCCCAAAGATCGTATTCGTTTGACCACTCCCATAGAATTTTATATGTGGCACGATTCATGAAATAATTCTTAAGACATTTTCGGTCTTCTTCTTCTTCTATCACTTCATCAATACTATCCATTATATTTTCAAATGTAGCAGGAAATATCAAATATGGTCTTATAATAAAATTCAATATCGCATTTGTTCTGTTGTTACCATCAATTAACTGGTTAATACCATCATAATTACCCATAGAAATAGGTTGTTGTGCGTTACAACTTAGATATAAAAACGTTATAAATGCTTCCATACTGGGGGTAGATTGTTTTTTTTTGTCCAAACAGATTATCCATCTTGCCGCTCTCTGAAAGTCTGGCTTACCAAGTAATTTGCTAATATACATATCGTATATTTGTTTTGGTGTATATACCTTGGGTTCGATATTCTTATTCGCACGACGAATAAGTTCATCTTCACTGAGTTCTCTGCTTTCATGTGTCATTTTTGATATTGTTGTCATACTGTAATATATTAACATACAGACATGTAAAAATATTACATCAATTTTTTTGTTCAAGGTAACTTTACCTTACCTTGAAATAAAAAGGTAGTTATAAGTCTCATTATATCACCGTTTCTAAGGCTGGCACAAGGGGTTTTGGAACATCATTTTTATCCTCAAACTCTTTCTCTTCAACATTAATTTCTGTAATCTCTATGCCATTCTCTGGAGGTCGATGATCAACATCAATCACATTGAAACTTTGGAACTCTGTCATGTAGGCACTGAAAGCTCGCACATTTTTCTTTGAGTCATTTGATATATATACTGAATTATTCAGTTTCATCAATATCAATATCACAAATCCTAAATAACTTGTCAATGTAGTTGAACCTGCTGAATTATTAAACAATACTATCGTTGACAATATCAAATTCAATATATACACACCAGCAGCATTCATCGAAAATATATAGTATCTGTTATTTATCTTATCTAAAGCTACTTTAAAATCTGGATGTTGGTCCAAAACTAAAGCCAAATTATTATCACCATGGTCTTTATCAATATCTAAATGATGCACACACCAATTTTCCCTTTGTAACTCAGAATGATAACATAACATAAAAGATATTAAACTAACAAAATTAATAAATAATGTCGCGACATGCAATTCATCAGTTTTAGACAAATTGTCTGTTAAAGAACATACCCCCTCGCCACATTTTTGTGGGACAAACAAAACCAACATTGAACCCATAGCAACCTTGTAACTCTGTAACAAAAAAATTAATGCGATTTTCAATCGCTCTTTCGTATCAACATCAATTTTCATTTATATATTTATTGAATATAAATATTTAAATAATATAATTATATTTTAAATATGTCGTCTTATGAATCATTAAAAAATGTATTTGGAGAATTTATATCATTTAACGAAGAACAAATAGCAAATAAAGTTAATATATATATTTCTAATTTTGATATAAAAAAATTCAAAAAAAAGGAAAAATTATTAACAGAATACGTTCTATTCATTATATTTAAAATCAAAGAAAGACTACCAAAAAACACCGATGTACATGTTTATATGAAAGGCGTAACTAAATCTCATTTTTTTCCACTTTATTTAAGTAAAGTGCTAAAACCTCTTAATAATATTTTAAAAAATGAAAATTCACCTAATTTACTTAAAAATGCATATATATATAATCTTGGAAAAACAGGACTCGTTATATGGAATGTTGTAAAACATTTATTTCATAAAGACACCATAAAAAAAATAAAAATAATGAATTAATAAATCCTTCTTGTTCTCTTTTTTGGTTTTTTTACATGAACCCAATCGCCAACATTCTTTAATCTTATCCTGAATTTGCGTGTTCTTTTATGTCTATGATTTTTACATTTATTAATGTAAACATTATTGCCCCCACCTTTTTGAGATTGTTGAATCGGTCTCGCATAGTCATAATGTAGGTCTTTGTATATAATTGTATGCTTATTTTTTTCAAATGGAGGTCCAGGATACATAACCCGCCATTCATTGTTCATCCATTCAATAATCTGTATTTTTTTATTCTCCATTTCTTCAAATGCCATTACTTCATATCGACTACCAAATCTTGCTCTTGGATTATCTACATCTGGTCCGGTAGCTGTCATTAACTTTTGATATCTCATAATTTCATTTTCCCCCTCTTTTGGTGCATACATTTTTTCCCCCGCCTGCGCCTTATCCGGGTCGCCATGTGGTTCTTCTAATATAGATTCGCCATGTATTTGCCAAAAATTTAAGTTTTCTTTAATTTCTACACCACGTGACACAAGTGTTACTCTTTCTCTTTTACTCGCATCTGTTGTAACGTATTCAACAACCATTTCTCTCAATTGTTTTATTTCATCGTCATCGGGTTTTTCTTTTCTATCCGGATTACTAATATAAGCTAATGCTACAAATAAACAATCGCCATCGGGTTCAATCTTAACTCTTTCCAGACCCATCTCTTTTAGTTGTTGGTATGGAGCTTTGGGACTCTTAATAGATTGATCATAAACTTCATCAGTTTCTTGAGTCCCTTCTTTTTGACGTTCCATTTCTTGATTTCTTTTAACAGCTTCAATCATACAAGTAATAGTAATATTCTTTGTCCCATCAAATTGTTCTTTTATTATTTTTATAATATCCTCAGGTTTTTTACCTTCACTTACTAATTTTTTAACGCGCTCAAATTTATCGTCTGGATCACTTATAAGCTTATCCATATTTTTACATAATTCATCAGCTCGTCTATCAGTATCTTGATTTTCTTTTTCCTCTCTTTCTAATTCATTTTGTAAATCTATTAATTCGCCAGAATCAACACTGCTCCTTTCCGAAGGAGGAGGAGTTTCACTATCTTTCCTCTCTAAATTTAAATCAGGTTTTAAATCAGGTTCTTCATCTTTTTCAGGATAACCTTTATTGACTGGTAATTTATCAGGTGACTCTTTAACAACAGGCTTTTTAACAAGTATGGGTTTCCCTTTAATCTTCATTGCTTTATTCATATTTTCCAATTCTTTATTATATTTTTCCTCTCCTTGTTCAATTAAATATTTAAGTTTAATATGATTATTTTTATCCACTTGTTTAAAGGGGTTTTTTGGTTCTGGAAACCAATAACTCGGAAAAATACCAGAAGTTCCAGGAATTTGAATTCTACTTATTTTCATATTATTCATTTTTTTTTTGATTTCATCTATTGAATATATTTTTTTATTAAATTTCCATATCTGTGTATCCCCATCCTTTTTAACCTCAAGCGCTTTTATATGATTTACAAAAATAAATGGTCTTCCAGAATCTTTTGGCCAGCCTTTATTCATATTCTTAGGTGTTTCAAAAAACCCATGTTTTTTAGATTCCTTTTTATACTCTTTTATTAAATCCTCTTCAATATGCCATTGTTTAACAAATGGTGGTAATATGTTTCTCGAATCATTTATAAATTTACGAAAATCTATATGATATATTCCATCCAATGCGTTTGATAAAATATTACCTCTCAAATTACCAACCCACCCTTTATTGTATGCTTTTATTTTTTCAATACTATGTCTTTTATTTTTTTCAAAATATATTCTTCTATCATTTTTATATTTTTCCCAAATTTCAATTAAATTATTTACAACAGTTATTCCCGGATGCTCTTTTTTTAATGCATCTAATCGGGATTGTTTCATGTATCCATTTTTATATAAAATTAATGATTTATTAAATAATTTATCAAATTCTTTATTGAAGTTTTTGATACTACCGTGTTTTTTTTCTATTATATCTATGCAGTAATCAAAATGTTTTACATATGTTTCATTTACATTAGTAGTTAGTGGATTAAGAAATACACCAGAACGAAATGTATGTGGATTGGGTGGGGCTTTTTTTATCTCCTTGCCTGTTTCATAGTCTCTTTCTATGTATGAAACAAAAGTTTTTTTATTTTTATAGTCTATTATCCAACCATCATTCTCACCTGTTCCTAATAATCCCATCTCACTACGTTTCATAGGACCTTCCATTGTTAATGAAGTGCGATAAAGATTTCGATCTCCAGTATCCACAAACATTTTCATCATTTGTCCGTTTTTATTAAATTTCTTCATAGGGTCATCGTCATCTCTATTATTTAGATAATATGCTGATCTCATATTTTTCATATGTATTCCCCAATATAATATCAATCCGTCTACGCCATACTTGTGTATACATTTCCAAAAATGTTTGACAGTATCATTACCAGCATTAAATCTATCCATCAAACCGATATGAGGTCCATTTGTAAAAATAAACATATTAATCAACCATTTGGCAATAATGTCATAATAATTCATGGCCGTTTCTCCAGAATCAAAAAATTTATTTTCTTCCAAAGCCACATCTCTTTCAGAATAAAGGATTTTACTTTCTTCTTCAAGTTTGCTAACAAGTAAAAAGGCTTCATAATTTTTATTGTCTTTTTGACTGCTATTGTTTTCAATTTCATGTGCTATTTGGTCTATTGTTAATTCTTTTTCTTTAAAAATATTATATTTATCTCTTTCTTGTTCCAGCCATTTTTCTTTATCCTTTTTTTTACCAGCATCAAATAAATCAGTTTCGTAAAAAAACGACTCGCCCATTTTCATGTCATCTAAATTTTTCACCTCTTTTTTTAGAGTACCAACTTTTTTTTTGTTTTTATCTTTCTGTCTTGCTTCATGTAAAAGTATATCGTGTTTAGTAAAAATATATGGATCAACAAATTTCAATAAAGAGAATAATTTTAAAGACATTTTATAGGAGAATTTGCTATCAAAATCCTTAAATTTCACAAAATCTTCTATTTTATTTTCAATCATAGTATAACAATATAAAGCAATAGCATCTTCTTTATTAAAAATTGGAGTGTGATTTTCTTTGGAAGTAACAAATAAAGCACTTATAAACATACTTGTATCCATTTGTGCCCAAATCGTTTTCCATAATCTATCTAATTTTACATTTTTTTCTCCATCGATTCTTTCTATTCTTTCTTCTTCTTGTTTTAACTTCTTACTAATTAAATCTTCTAAAACATTGTAATTTATACTTAAATTTTTTTCATTTCTTCTATAAATCTCTTCTATAAAGGTTTTATCTCTTAAAGTATTTTTACGATTACCTATAATATTCATTGACGTAGTAAAATCATATTTATTGTATGTATAATGTGGATTTTTATCAGCATAAAACATATAACTTTTAAATAAGGCCATCTGGATAATATTAAAATAGGCTTGTTCTTTATTAGTATTTTGTGCGTGTAATCCATAATTCCTTCCCACGAAACTAACAGCATTTCTATAAATATCTTTCATAATTTGGTCAAATTCCTGAATAAGTAATTTTTTTATTGGATTTGAAATAACAGATAAAGATTGTTTTTCTATCCACTTTCCAATATAGCTTGTTATCTCACGCTTGTCTTCTGGTAGTGAAACTATATTTTTATAATTTTCACTAACTTTAAAACGAAAAGGATTATATTTGTTTTCTTCAGTTTCAGGAAGAAAAAACTTTTCTTCGAATTTTTTAAATTTATTATTTATATCTTTATAATAATTTACATTAAACTCGATTTCTTGTAATAATTTACCCATACCTAATTCTTTTCTTTCTTTAGTTTTTTCATCTTTTTTTCTGTATTTTTCTCTTATTTTATTTTTTATTTCTTGTGTTTCTGCTAATATCTTTTGTTTTTCCTTTTCATCTATTTTATTGATTTCTTCATCTGTCCCTATAAATATATCATATACGGGAACTTTATGATGTGTTTTAATATTTTTATTACTATTTATATCTACAAAATCAGTTATTTTTTTATTTTTTGGAGGGAGTCTTGGATCTAATGTGAAACTATATTTTGTACCTTCGCCCGAAAATAAACTTGGGTTTACGGACTCTAATAGTTTAAGTTTTCTTGGCCCTATATCTGTTAATTTGAATTTTCTATTTTTACTCCCTCCTATATGTATTATGGCTCTTCTTGGCAATGACATTAATATATTTATTCAATAGATAATTAAATAAACGATAATATGTAAAGAATAAATTTAATAAATGGGATGTATAATTAATGGACAGTTTGGATTTAAACTTAGAAAACTATAATTTAACTGATTTATTAAACTTATTTAGATTAGATATTAATTTCCAAGAAAAGGAATTAAAAATCGCTAAAACAATAGCATTAAAAACACATCCAGATAAATCGAAACTTGATAAAAAATTTTTCGTATTCTTTATGAAAGCATATAAAAGAATAGAACAGATATATAATTTTCGAAAAAAGAAAGAACAGGATATATACAATGCTGAATATAGTTTAGATACTGGTGATATAACAAATGAAGGTGATAAGGAACTATTAAAAAAATTAGATGGGAAAAGTGTGAAAGACTTTAATAAATGGTTTAATAATATGTTTGAAAAAACAAGAGTTGGTGATGGTAGTGTAGATAAAGGATATGGTGATTGGTTAAAATCAGAAGACGATTTAACAAATGTTAAAGTATCCAGCACAAGTGAATTTGGAAAGTATTTTAAAAATAGAAAAAAAAATGCAAGAGAACTCATTGTGCATAGAGGTGTTGAAGAAAATGAAATTAGTGTGGGATACAATTTGAATAGAGAAGGTTTAGAAGAATATAGTTCAAGTATATTTAGTAAATTAAATTATGAGGATTTAAAAAAAGCACATACAGAAACAGTAGTTCCAGTTACAGAAGAAGATTTTTTGTCCAAAGAAAAGTATAAAAACGTTGACGCGTTATCAAGAGCAAGAGAGCAGCAAGATGTAACGGCAATATCACTTGCGCAATCGAATAGATTATTAGACGAGAGAAGAAGAAAAGAAACAATTATGACAACAAATACAGCTTATAATTTATTAAAACAAGATGAAGAAGTAAGAAGAATGAATGAAAAATGGTGGAGACATTTTAAACAATTGGATAATAACTAAATAAAATTAATTATTTATGATTAAATAATTAATATTAATAATTAATATATATGATAAGAAAAACAGAGGACGTAGCAAAATACATGATGATGTTTTTAATATTAACAGGAGTTGGATATTTATATGATAAATATAAAAAAAAATATGATGGTGATGATGAATTGAGCAAATACCATTTAGTAAAAAAATTTTTATTAAATGAGGATCCAACAATTGGTAGTATAAGTGGAAAACCAATTTTATGGGTTCATTCGGAATATTGTCCAAATTCTAAGAATTGGAGTTCTTTTTATTCAAGAAAAAGTAATAATTTAAATAAGAAATATGTGGAAATGTGTGTTGAAAGTATTGTGAAATATAGTGGTGATAGTTTTAATGTTTGTTTAATAAATGACGATTCCTTTTCAAAATTAATACCTGGTTGGCAGGTAGATATGGATAAACTTTCTGACCCAATAAAAAATCACGTGAGAATTTTAGCAATATCTAAAATTTTATTTTACTATGGTGGTATAAGATTACCAAACAGTACATTATTGTTAAAAGATATACTACCTCTTTATAATGAAATGTTACAATCCAGATGTATGTTTGTGGGTGAGATGGTTAGTAGAAATTCCACATCTGTTATGACGAGATTTTATCCTAATAATAAATTAATGGGGTGTAAGAAAAAATCACCAATGATGGATAAATTTATAAAATATATGGAATTGCTTTTATCTCGAGATAATACGGAACAGATAGATTTTGAAGGAGAACTGGATAGAGTATTATACAAAATGTGTGATGAACATGAAATTAACTTAATTGATGGATGTGCTTTTGGAAATAAAACAAAAACGGGTAAAACAGTTCTAATAGATGATTTATTGGGAAGTAGTTTTGTTGCTTTTGATAGAAATATGTATGGAATATATATACCAAAAGAAGACGTAGAAAAGAGAACTAAATATCAATGGTTTGGAAGATTAAATAGAGAACAGATATTAAACGCAAATACAACTGTTACAAAATACTTTTTAATTAGTGCAGGGCAATAAAATATTTTATTTCATAAGTAGATTTTAAATATATAATTTTTGACATATAAGGTATATGATGATATTTGGTTAATTGTCTTAAAATAGTGATAAAATTTTTATAAGTTTTATCTCTTTCTAAATAGAATTGTTTTGATTTGAAATAATGAGGCTTTATTTTACCATAAAATTCATCTAATTTATCCGGATTTTGTAATTTTATTTTCTTAAATGTTGTTTTGGAGAAAACATAAAAATTGTTTGTTACATCACAAAATTCTTTTAAAAAATCATAAATGATATCTTTTGAAAAAGTAGTTTTTATTATTTGACTCATGAATATATAATACTAACATTTTATTAATTTATTTGTGAATAATACCAATTCAATCTCATTTTCGTGCACGTTGTGGAATATTGAGATGTATTCGCATATAATTTTTATGATTTTATATTTTGTCTTTTCATCTATTATATCTGTAATTTTAATAAATATGAAGTAGTTATCTAATATATCCATAACAGAATACCCTTTTTTATAAATATCATAAATTTTATCTACAGCCTTCTCTAAATTTTTATCTTTTAGCCAATATTCAGTATAATGTTCAAACTCATAAAAACTTATATTTGTACATATTTCTTTAACCTTTTTTGTTCCTATATTACAATTTAATAGCTTGAATTTTTCTAAGTAATTAATAATTTGTCTAATTGAATTATTGCTAATATTTAATATTAGTTCCTGAGCATTTTTATCTATTTTGATATTTTCATTTTTTTTTATTTTATTAAATATCTTATTTAATAAATCTTTTTTGAAGGGTTTTATTTTTATAATACTACATCTTGATTGTAATGCATCAATTACTTTTTGTATATTTGTACAACTCGCAATAAAGTGTATATTATGGCTATATTTATCAATACAATTTCTAAAAACTTGCTGACTTTGTTCATTTATTAAATCAATATCATCTATTACTATCACTTTCTTTTTCATAGGTATATCGCTTCTTGTTTGGCTGAATATTCTTACTTCATTTCTATAATACTGTATTCCTTGGTCTTTCAAATTATTAATTGTTAAAACATTATTTTTTGGTATATTATCTAAATTGTAATATTCACGTATAGTAGCTTCTATTAAAGATGTTTTACCTGAACCATTATTTCCAATTAATAATATATTTAAGTTGTCCATATCAATCATAGTTTTTAATAATTTAATATAATCTGGATCAATAATAAAATCCGCATATTTTTGTGGTTGATATTTTTTTAAGAATGGAGTATTCATTAATACTTTTCGTTAAATAATGTTTAAGTTTATGTTGTCATAAATTATACAAATGAGTGATTATTATAAGACATTGGGTATTGATAATACGGCAACGAAAGACCAAATTAAAAAAGCTTATAGAAAATTGTCTTTACAATTTCATCCTGACCGACCAAATGGAAACGCAGAAAAATTTAAAAAAATAAATGAAGCATATGAAACATTAAATGATGAACAAAAGAAAAAAATGTATGATATGCGAAATCGAATGCCTAATTTTCCTGGAATGAATAATGTCAACCAAATGCCGGGTATGCAACATCCCGAAGATTTTTTTAAAATGTTTTTTGGAAATAATTTTCATATGAATATGGGTCATCCTAATCCAAATATACCAAGAGCCAACATCAATGTTAGAAGAATGATGATACCAGCTTGTATTCACAAAAGAATTGTTATATCATTAGAAGATGCTTTTAAGGGTATTAATTATCCTTTAGAAATAGAAAGAGATATCTATGAAAATGATGGAAGAATTAGAAAAGAAAATGAAAAGATATACATTGATATACCATCTGGTATAGATACCAATGAAATGATTATTATAAAAGGTAAAGGTAATTGTAATCAAATGAATGTTTTTGGAGACATTAAAATAAATGTTGTTGTAGAAAATAAAAGTGTTTTTGTTAGACAAGGATTAAATTTATTTTACATTAAAAATATATCTTTGAAGGAAGCATTAGTTGGATTTGATATTGAATTTAAGCATTTAAACGGTAAAAATTACAACATGAATCATAGTGGTAAAGGTGTTATCAATCCGTCATCTCAATTGGTTATGGATGGTATGGGAATGAAAAGAGGCGAACATACTGGAGCTCTTATAATTAAATTTAAAATAGAGTTTCCAAAACAACTTTCCGATGAACAAAAATCTAAATTATTAGAAATATTATAATTATAGTTATTCTAAATTATAATATTATGATACTCTTTTTGTTGGGATATCCGCACTTACTACGTAAATAGAATTTTCGGTAATAATAATATATTCTTTTTCTACTTTGTAAATTTTACTGATTGGACTTGTATATTCTTCTTCACTTTTTACTAAAAGTTTTTCTTCATTTTCCCTGACACCAATCAATACTTCTTTATCACAAGAAGAAGTCCAATAATCAAACATGATAGGTTTATCTTCTACTATTGCAAGCTTTGCGCAATGCTGTAAAGTCGTTCCCGAAGGCAAAGAATAATTGGAACGTGATTCGGTTTCTGCAACTGCTGACATTATAGTTATAATATTAGATATTTATTTAAACTTTAAGTTGTTTAAATAATAAAAAAATATAATTTCAAGGTATATGGAAAAAAATTCAAGTAAAAGTGATAAAAATAATATACTTAATAAGAAAAATTATAATATGAACCTAAATAATGATATTTATTTTAATTCTGTTAACATTTATATTAATATTGGTAATCAATGTGTTAAATACTTATTAAACAATCTTAAAACAAACAATATTGAATACCTGAATTTTATAATTAATAGAGGACTTAAAACACTTGAACACGTTCATAACTTTCTATTTATGTATGCTAAAAATGACAAATTAATTGATCATCATTTAGAAAAAGCTTATCTATATTATGTTGAGTTTGTAACACAAATTGGAGAAGACAACAATTCTTTTATTAAGCTGAATTCTAAAGACGCAACATTATTTGTTTATAAAAAAACAATATATGATATTGAACAAGACTATAGAAAAAATATGACTATTAATCCAAAAGACGATATTTATATTAAAAAAATGATAAATTTTACAAATATATTTAATATTATTCTTTATAATATAATTTATAATGGATTTAAAAATATTAAATCTAACCAAGATAGAGTTAAAGTTTATATGAAATATAATAAAAATTTTGGTAAAATTATTACAAATATATACAACATTTTTAATAATAAAGATTATGCTAATTTTGTACGCATTATTAAAACTTTCGAAGAAGATATTGTCGAACAGGTTGATATTGAAAAATATATAAAATTATTAACATTATTTACTAATAAATATATGAAAAAAAAACTATCTATTTCTATGTTTGAAAAAAAAATGTATGATATTGAAAAATCCTGTTATATTCATAACACGCCTTTAAAATATATAAATTGGATTTTCAACTAATTGGTATTCTTATTTTCTTTTTTCTTATCTTATTATGTTTTACTTTTTTCTTTGGCACAGCCTTTATATTCTGGCTTATATTTTTATATTCGTTTATAAAAATATTTTTCAAAAATTCATATACTTTTTGAAGTATAGACTCGTCACAATGTCCTACTATCAATACACTTCCTGTTCTAAATATCATGAATGATATTTCCAAGCATTTATTTTCTTTATTTTCTCCTTTTTTTAAATTAAAACATTTTTTATCACAACAGCACACGCCATTATCTAATTTATTATTATTATTGTAAAAGAATTTACACTGAATACCCGGATAAGAACACGGGTCATATAAAGAATGTATGTTATATTGAAATTTTAGTAATTGGTGAAGTTTTTGTCTATCAACGTAAAATCCACACGAAAAATTAGAATTTATTAATACATTCTCTATATTTTCTTTGTTGTATGATACATTCACATTTAAAATATTATTTAATAATACACAAAGATTATTCAATGCTATGTATAATGTTTCATCATTTTGAATTCCAGGTATTTCTAACTTACCAGTATTAAATATTTTAATATGCACCTCCTTAAATACGTTTTCCTGTTTTATTCGCATTATTATCGCAAAGCAATTATAAAATGCTCCTTTTTTTTTCTTTCTAAAATTCGTTAGATCTTTATGCGATATACCTACATCTATTTTTCTAACATCCTTATATTTATTTTCATTTATAATTTTGCTTATAGTGTCCATGCTTATATTCTTCTGTAAACTTACTTTTTTATCTAATAATTCACTTTCATTTTTTGTCAAACAGTTAAATTTCATCGATTTTTTTAATACGCCCTCTTCTGGTTTCCAATAATCTAATATTGGTACTTTCCAAAATGTTTTCACTAAATCGATATTCTTTAAATTCAAAAATGCTATCTTTGTTTTTGTACTTATATATATATCACTGCATTTTACCGTATAATCTTCTTCTTCTTCTTCTTCTTTCTTTATATAGCTACCGTTACTTATTGTAAAGTTCTCCCATTCGGCATTTAAAGAATTCATATTTATGAAAATATTCATATACAATCTTTAAATCAATTTTATTTATTAAATCAAATTTAATATGTTGTAATAAATATATAATGGAAAATCCTATTTCATTTAGCAATTATGCAAACAAATGTCAAAATCCTAAAAATAATACTAAAAAAACAAAAAAAATAATAACAAACGCAATATTAAAAGAATATCAACTAAAAAGAAATAATTTTAACCCTACAACCAAGTCACCTAATCTATTCTCAAGGAGACTTAAACAAAGAATGGATTTATATTATTCTTCTTTAATAAAATTGTAGATTATTACTATACTATAATTCAATATATAGTCATCATTTATATTTTTATTATGTATTATAAATTCCATTTCATCTAACCATTCATTTTTTAATATATTTTTTTTGTTATGTATTAAATATAAAAAAAATCTTATCACAAACTGTTTTGGTGTTATGTTAAAAAATAAACACTTTTTTTTTATATAATCTCTTATCTTTACCGGACCATTATCTTTCATTTTTTTTAATAATTTCACCCAAAAATTATCCTTTATCACATTTATATTTATTGTTGAATTTGTATGATTCGATTGTATATAATTTATCATACTCCGTATATCCGATTTAAAATAATTTTGTATCGATATTAATTGGTTATTTGTTATTTTTATACCCTCTTTATTCACTATCTTCGTTAAAAAGTTTGATATAGATTTCTTTGGTAACTCACAAAATCTTAATCTTACAAATTCATTTTGTAACGATTGATCTATTCTACTTATATAATTACATATCAAACAAAATCGTATATCATTTATATATTCTTGTATTAAATATCTCAACGCCTGTTGAGCATTCTTTGTCATATAGTCAACCTCATCCAATATTACAAATTTTATACCCTTTCCAAATAACGTCTTACTATCTACAAAAGCTTGTATTTGATTTCTTATTATATCAATCCCTCTATCATCTGACGCATTTAAATGTATTTTCAACCCTTTACTCTTTTGGTTATTTCTTATTTGATAAGCATCTATTAAATTTATTATTGTTGTTGTCTTACCTGTTCCCGGTGGTCCATAAAATAATAAATTCGGAAAATTATTGGTTTCTATCACATTTGATAACAGTTGTTTATTCATAGGCTCTAATACTATATCCTCGAATTTAGTAGGTCTATATTTTTCTACCCAAGGGGTATTTTTAATCATTACTATTATTCACATATAAATTTTTAAATATTAATAATTTATATATATTAATATGGCAAGTCTAGCAGATGAATTTGAAAAATTAAATATAAGTGGTAATTCAAGTGATAGTGATTCAGATTATGGTGAAAGTATGGATAGATTGTTTAACCCCAACAGAACTATATTCACATTTGGTAGATTTCAACCTCCAACAATAGGACACGAAGGTTTAATAAGATCCGTTGAAGAATACGCAATAGATTTACAGGCTCAACCTTATGTATTCGTTTCATTAACACAGAACGCTTTAAAAGATTCGGAATGGAAAAAAGCTATCCCGAAGCTAAGAAATAGAAATGAATATATCACAAACAAAATCAATGAAAACCCTCTTTCGCCTGATATTAAAATAGAAATTTTAAAAAAAATGTTCCCTAAGACCAAAATTAACTTCATAAATGGTGCGTTATTAAACCCCGTAGTTTTCTCTATTCAAAAAGCTATTGATTATTTAAAAGAACAAGATTATAATGAAATATATTTTCTTGTTGGTTCTAAAAGATTTCAACAATTCAAACAACTTGAATTTGAAAAAAAATTCAATATTACACTCATTGAAAATAAAAGAGTTCTTGATAATGAACAAATGCCTGACGAATTATTATATGAACTTGGAAATTTAACTGAACAAGATATTCAAGAAATAAATCAAATTAAACCTTCTCTTGTTAGTGGTACAAAAGTAAGACAAATCGCTGCTGAACATAAAGTAAATATGAAAGATGTTAATAATCTTAACTCAAGACAAGTTATGATGAGAATTAATGGTAATCTGGTTCATGGAACTCGAGGACATACTATTATAGAAGATAAAGCCTTTAAAGAATTTAAAGAAAGAATGTCACGCAACTTAAGTGATAATGATTTGGAATATTACATATATCTTATTAAAAAAGGAATGGGGTTGAATCCTTTTAAATCCTATGTCAATAAAAATCCAGATTTAGCGAGAAAAAGCACAAGAACAAAAAGAGGTGGAAAACGAAAACAAACTCGTAAAAAGAAAAAGAGAAAAAGAAAACGTACAAAGAAAAAACATAAAAAAAAGCACCGTAAAAGACGTAAAACCAAAAAAAAATATTAACTTATTTTATAATGATATCAAATCAAGTAGCACTTGGTATTTTTTTCTTATATTTTGTTTTGATGAGCGGTGAATGTTCTGAATTAATGAATTGTGGATTACAAAGATATATAAACGCACATAATTGGATAAAACACGTCATGATATTTTTATCTATTTACATCTTCACTTTCATTTTAAATTGGTACACTTTCGATTCTCTTATTGTAGAAAATTTTGATTTAATGGAAGCAATTGATAAAAGACCTTATTTAGAAAAATCATTCTATTACTCTGTTATAATTTATTTAATATTTATATTATCAACTAAAAATGAAGGTAAATTCTTAGCTACATTTTTATTGGGATCTATTGGTTTAGTTTTTGGAACAATTTATACAAAATCTATTAACTCCAATGCTCACAAAGAAATAGCAAAACATTATTTTATTACAAATGAAAAAGTTAAAAAAATAGAAGAAAAATTACAAAGTGAAGATAAAAAAACTGATAATATTGAAACGGTTGCTATGTTGCAAAATATTATGAATATTATTTTTATTATCCTATGTGTATTATTATTAATAGGGTCTTATCAATATTATTTAAGGCAATATAAAGACCACGCACACCATTGGTCTTGGTATGTATTTTGGATGGGAAGCAATAAATGCAAACATTTAAAATAATTCATTATTATTCATAATCCAAGTATTTACTTGATATAAATATGGTCTAACATTCACATATCTTCTACATTTGTTTATATCTTTAGAGTATATTGTATATAGTGACCAAGAATATCCTTTAGTATTTATGTAAATGTTATTGCGTTCATATAAAGGAACTGGTTCTGGTAATATTTTTCTTTCCAATTCACGCGATGGAAAAATTGTTCCTTTGTCTGTTAATTTTCCAATGGGTATATTTGAAATATCTATTGTTTTTGTTTCATATACTTTCATGTTTGGTCTTATTCTTGTTGTTAATGTATTCACTATGTTTCTCTCTCCGCGCCATTTTTTTGGAAATCTCCATCTCGTTACCCTATAATATAATTTTATAGGATCGTTATAAAAACTCTCTCTTATTCTTTTTATTTTATCGTATATTCTTTTATTTAATATAAAATTATTTCCTACAAATGAGTAAATAATTAATTCGATATCTTCTGGCAATTCGTTCATATTAATTATTTACATTATTAATTTTAAAATTTTTTGTTTATTTGTAAAAAATAGGTATGCTGTTACAAAACCTACTATTCCTCCTGCTATTGCTTGTTGTATAGTGTGACATTTAAAATATAATCTACTATAAGGTATTATTAACGCAAGCAATCCATATACTAAATATAATAAAGTGTTATTACTATTCATTTCTATTAATTCCATTATTTTATATGTGCTAAAAAGTAAAGCGCTGTTTGAGTGTCCCGAAGGCATTCCGTATGTTTTTGGTTGAACATTCTTATTATCCGCCCATACACCACAATTTCTCGCTCCTTTCGGTCTTGCTCCAGAACCCATAATAGGGTATTTTTTATCTCCAAGTAAAGGTTTAACTATTATGTATTTTAATATACGGTTTATTTGTTCACCTAATAGTATTACAAAAAACAAATAAATATCACCCGATATTAGAGAAAATAACAGTATAATTCGCGGGTATGCTCTTAATAAATTAAAAAATAAATCTTTCATATATTATCTATACATATAATAATCTCTCAGTCCGCATTTACTACAATATTTTTTTGATATGTCGTTATAACCAGAATAATCACGCACCCAATTATGATCACAGGTTTTATATATTTTCTTATCTAATAATTTCAATTTATCATTTAATTCTACTATTTTTCTTTTATAATCACATATCTCTTTTTCTATATTTTTTTTTCTTTCTAATAATTTTTCTGTTTCGCTCATTATCTATATATCATGGTATCAATTTATATCAATTTTAAAATTGATTTAAATTTATTACTAATTAGTATTGTATTCGAAAAAAAACTATAATGTCTTTATTTGCTGATGTCTTTATAGTATTGCTCACCCTTGGTCTTGCTTGTTTGTTACTCGGAATTAGTTGCAGAGTAATAGAAATAATATGGATTTGTCTCTATCAGTGTTCCAGCCCGTTTATATGTCCTAACAGACGTAGAGAACCATGGCCAGTTGAAATATGCAATTGTTTAATAACACTATTAGTATGTATTGATAATACATTGTTCAAATGGTGCGGTTTATGGTGTAGTCAAATTGGTAGAAAAGTAAAAATATGTAAAAGAAAACTTAAATTATGTAAAATACAAGCAAATAAAAAACTTGATAAAATTCGCGTAAAACCAATTGTTTATGACGATGTTCATATAATTGTAATAAATCCACATAGTAATTACCAGATAGCAACCGTATCTAAAGTAATAAATACTTAAATTTCCATTGTTCTTACTATTCTTCTTCTTGGTGTTGCTGGTTTAATTTCTAATTTAATATTTTCCTTTACTTCTTGTAATTCTATTTCCTTTTCTCTATCATTTTTTTTATATATCGAACCTTCTATTAAATTTTTATGATACGCATCACGTGGTCTTACAGCCTTTTCACACAAGTCTTCCCATTCTAATTTAGTAGCAGCATCTAATCTGGCTTTATTTTTTTGAACTTGACCTCTAACAATTTGTTTCTCTTTCTTACTTAAACCAACTAAATATGGTTGTAATATTTTTTCTTCTCTTCTTTCCTCCCAACCTTCACTTATACACCCCATAATTTCTAAACACGTCATGATATATTCGCCATATCCACATAAACAATAATCAATAATCATATCTTCAATATGATCTCTTAACCAACATTTCCAAGCAATGTAAAAAGTTAAACATAAAGTTAATAATCCAAATAAACTTAAACCACCTATAACAGCTATTGATGTTGTATTCCATTCAAATGATTTACTGTGATTAGTATTAATTAATGTATCATTTCTATTAATATTATTAATTTTATTGATTATATTTTCTTTGTATACATTTATCCAATTTGTCTTATTTATCCAATTAATTCTTTGTTTATCTATCCAATTTGTCTTATTTATCCAATTTGTCTTATTTATCCATATGGTTTTGTTTATAATTGTAATAATAATCTTATTGACCCAATTAATTTTTTCAATTAAAACAGTTTTATTTATCCATCTTATTACTTCTCGATTAATCCAATTAATTTTTTCAATTATATTAGTTTTGTTTATCCATCTCGTCTTATTTACCCAATTAATTCTTTGCTTATCTATCCAGTTTGTTTTATTTATAATTCTGGTTTTATTTTTTATAATGATTCTTGTAATATTAAAATACTGTTTTAATTCAGGTATATCATCTGGTTTCGATATATATTTTACACAAATAGGTAAATGATATTTATATTCTTTTGATGTTGCGTTTATAGTTTCGCGACACGAATAAGTTGTTATATATGTTATATATTCTTTATAATATGTATTATAATAAGTAGTTTTAAAAGCTACACATTTGTTATTTGGCGCAAATGAATATAGATGTAAATTTGCGGGATTTGTATATGTGCTTTCACAAGAAAACATTTCCCAATCTATTTTCTCACATACAAATTTTCCATTTCCCCCTCCATAACCACCGTAATAATTGCTAATTGGTCCTCCATCACACCATATGTTATTTTGATTCCAACTTGAAACAACTCTACCACCAGTACAATATACACCAATACCCATCTCGCAATATAATTCCACATGAAAATAATTACAGTTGGAACACCTACAAGTTGCACCCCTTTGTAGAGGACACAATACTTTAACATTCTTACAATTAGTGCTTGTGGTTGATGATTGATATGTAGTTCCACATTTTATTTCAAATTTATATCCTTTTTGGATATTTCTTGCGTCAATTATCAAATTGTTTAATTGTCCTTTATTATTTCCAGCTGCTTGTATCATACAATTTCCTGTATCGCAGTATATTTTTGTCATATTACAAGCGCCTTGATTTTTACATAATATAGAGACGTTTCCATAATACGTTTTGTTAAAACCTAAATCATAATTTTTTACTGTTATTTGATTTGAATTTGTTGATATTATAAAATATGCTATTTGTAACAAAAAAAATAATACCCTAAATAACTGCATAATATAATATGAAGTTATTTAATTTTACTTAATATTCCGGATTATGTTTTTTAAATAAACATCCGTGCGAATTTAACCCATTAATTGAAACTACGCTTTTGGGATTTTGTTTGTCCGTACCCGACATCCAAATCTTCATTATACAAAAAGATTTTTTTGGTGAAATTGTTATTCCATTCACGTTTTTTACAAATTCATCATCATTAGAAATGGTATTCCCCGTTACAACTTTCAATAAATCATTCCAAACAGAACAGACTTGCTTATTCATTATCTTAAAAGAAAAACATCCACCCTTACAATTCCTTTCGTCTTCCCAAGTAGGATTTATTCCACTTTTCATTACAAAAAGCATACAATTTTTAATCATTGTCGGTGGTATCGTATTTATAACTGCTATTACTTCTTCTGCTGTTTCAAATTCCACAATATTAATATAACTTTTCAGTGTCCAATCGGTATCGTGTGGTAAATGTGCCCAGAGAACCCATTTATCACTTAATAAATGTCTGTGTTCACTGACGGATTTATTTGTCGATATTGATTGTTGCGCCATTTCCATTATGATATTATAAAACATATTTTTTTTATATTATTTTATAATAATAATTATATTATTTCACCATGACCTACTTCATAATGATTATCATTATCATTTCTCAATATTATATATTCATCATGTTTCAATTCAAACATCACAACCATATTATCCATTATTGATAAAGTATAATCTTCATTACGAATGTCATAGTTGTAATACTTATCCATAAACCATATCATAAATTTTCTATCTAATATTCTGCTTCTATTTATATAAAAAGGTTTTAAATTCAAATGTATATCCATAGTTTTTTTACCATCTTTGTAAGATACTTGTAAAAATGGTTTATCTAAAAATCCAAAGAAAAAATGATTATCTTTTATCAAGTTATTTAAATCCGTTTCATATAAACGTTTATAATATTTTATTCCATCAATTGTTTTTTCTATAATTTTCAAATCATATTTTTTCTCATTATTTAATTTTTCTTCTGTCGCTTCTTTTATATCTTCTCTAACTACTTCTTCGCGTGTATCTGTATCATAACATATCAAATTTATACTACTATGTTTTCTCTTTATTGGTTCTTGTTTTTTTTCTGTATGTCCAAATCCCAAGCTATCGCTTATTATATGATAGCAATTTACAATTTTTATTATACCAATTAAAAGCACACTAGGATTTCTGTATGTATAATATCCAATACCACCTAAACCGGCACCAACAAATAAATATGTGTAATTCATATTATAATATTTATAATATAGATTTTAAATAATTATATTTATTTAATAATATTTCTTGACCGAACACGGTTCAAAAACCCCTTTTTTGCTCTTCCACCTAATTTATTGGCAGTTTGCATAACTAAATCTTGAAGACATCTTTCAAATTCTTCATCTGACCTTTTATTAATACAATTATTTGCCTGATTTTCAAAATAAGCCGCTGGATGTGATTTTCTCATATCAATTAAAATATTTCTTACCTTTTTCACATACTCTTTTCTCATTCCTTCATTTGAATTATGAAAATCAGTGTACATACCAAATCCTGTTGTTTTTTTACTTCTTGTTTGTGATTTATTCTGTATATTTAATTTATCGTATTCTGTTTTACTATTATCTGTTTTATCTATTCCATATCTATCTTCTACTTTAACTTTCACTTCATTTTTAACTAATGGTTTATCCTTTTCTGTTTTATAAACTCTTAATTTTCCGGTTCTTGGATCTAATCCAAATAACATTAATAACATTGCTACAATTATAGTCATCAATATAAATGGAATAAAAACTATTATCCAGGATATTATTCCTAAACCAGATTGACATAAGTAATTCAACAGTATGGTAAATACAAAAGATACCCAAACTTTTATCATTGCGGTATTGTGATACCCTTTTAATACGTCAATACCTATCTGTATTATACAAAATATCAAATATATTAATGCTGGTGGACACAATCTTGAAAACATTATATATTATGTTATGAGAAAAGTTTAATTACAACGCTATAAATTTACCTTGTTCATTTAATGTTCCCAATAAGTCACCAGCTTCTTCATCTTCAAGTATTTTATAGATATTACCTAAATTGCTCTTATAAACTTTCATTTTTTTATTATTAATCTTTAAAACAACTTCTTCTACTTCTTCCTCTTCCTCTTCCTCTTCCTCTTCTTCACCCTCTTCTTCCTCTTCCTCTTCCTCTTCCTCTTCCTCTTCCTCTTCCTCTTCTTCACCTTCTTCCTCTACTTCTTCTTCTTCATCATCATCTTGTCTATTTAAATTAGTATTCAATTCTGCTACTTCCTTATGATTATCTACTATATTATCATCTAATTTCACTTCATTCGTATCTTCGCCGGTAATATCACCA